ATGGTTCTGTCTGCCATCTTCAAAGCTCTGGCGAAAATCTGCTCCGGTGTATTCCACGCCTTTTCCAAGTCAAGGAAGTACTGGCGGTACTGACGACCTTTCTCGGTTCTCTGTATCATGCAAATCTGCTTCGCCATATCTACAGAAATCTGATAGTCAAGCAACTCTCTTGTCACTTCCCTGGAACCTTCAATTCGAACCTGCTCATTTTTGAGCGGGTTGAAATCTTTCCCTATTTCAAATCCATACTCTGCCATTCTCGGAAACCAATCCTTGAAAGCTGTTTTGATTTCCAATCCTTCATGCAACTCTCTAGCCGACACAGTTGGTTCTTTTGTGCTGTAATTGATTCTCATTAAATCATTCATTTTCTACACCGTCCTTGTAATTTAGTTTTCTAAACTTTTTCTGTAAAAAAATAAATGGGAATTTCTTTTTGACTTAGTCCTAGAATTTCACAAGCCCTGAAAATTTCATCTTGGGAAAATTCCAATTTATTATTTAATCTCTGACTTAAAGAAACTCGACCAATTCCGAGTTTATCTGCAAAATTATCTTGGGTTTCGCAAACTTCACGAATTTTTCCCCTCAGCATTCTGTAATCCCATGCCATTTTTATCACCTCCGTTCAGTTTAGTTATCTAAACACCATTATGTTATCACTCTGCTTGCGCTTTGTCAATACTGTTTTTTAGTTTTCAAAACTTTTTGTTAAAATATATAATTGAAATGTTGCGTTTTCTGAACATATATGCTAATATAAAGTTACTGGAGGTATAATTTATGAGCACACTGGCTGATAGGTTAAAAGAAGGAATGTCTCTTCGAGGATTACGGCAAGCTGATATTGTTGAAAAAACTGGCATTAACAAAGGAGCTTTAAGTTCATACATTTCCGGCAGATACCAACCAAAACAAAATAATATTTTTCTGCTGGCTAAGGCCCTGGATGTCAATGAAGCTTGGTTAATGGGGGCTAATGTCCCAATGGAACGCGCAACTATGGCCGATATTGACGAATATAAAAATAAGATGATAGAATTTTCAAACCGTTGGAACATTCAATATTTTGAAAAAAAGATGCTTGAGTCATTCTCTCGCCTTTCTGATTCAAATAAAGAAAAAGCCATCAGCTACACAGAAAATCTATTGAGCATCCAGCAAATGGAAGAAGAACAGGCTCATCTCATCCCCCGGGCAGCTCATGAGCGTACCGATATCGAAGTAACTGACGAAATGCGCCAGTACGATGATGAACTCATGAGGAATGATGATGTATGGAAATAGAGGTTGATATAGATTGAATTATGAAGAATTGTTGATGGAGGCAGATTCCTCCGGCATTAAAGTCAAAGAGCTGCCTCTTCAGTCAGGGGACGGTCAATGCCTGGGAAATCGAATCGCTATTCGAAATGGATTAACCTCTGTAAAAAAAGCAGACGTTCTGGCCGAGGAACTGGAGCACTGTTATATTAATGTTGGGAATATCTTGGACCAGGATAAGATAGGCAGCCGGAAGCAGGAACGCACTGCACGGCTCCGGGCCTACAATCGGCGCATCGGCCTGACGAGAATTATAGATGGATACAAAGCACACTGTCGCAGCCGCTACGAACTGGCTGAGTTTCTGGGCGTGAGCGAGGACACTCTCTCTGAAGCGTTAGAGTTGTACCGGGAGAAATACGGCTGTTACGTTGAAATAGATAATTACATTGTGATGTTCGAACCGTCTCTGGCGGTTATGGAGAAATTTAATAAATAAGGGGGTTTGTTATGAGAATTTCAAAATTATTGTTATTATCAGTTGGGCTGTCGTTAGCTTCTACCATACCGACTCTTGCCGGATGGGAACAGATGGAGGATGGAGGATGGAAATACAAAGATGACTCCACTGGACAATACTACTCTTCTGGTTGGCAATGGATTGATAGTGACGGAGATGGCTTGTCAGAAAGTTACTACTTTGATATTGGTGGCAGGTTACTGACAAACACAACCACGCCAGATAATTATAAGGTAAATGAAAATGGCGCATGGATTGTTGATGGAACTGTTCAAACAAAAAATGTGGACGAACAACCAACTAAATCTATAGATACCTCTGAAGCAAGTTCTGCCCGTCAAGAAGAAACCAGGGCAGCTTTTCTCTCCACATATGGTGAATACCTAAATAAAATTGCTTCTTTGGCAAAAGAAAATAATCATATCTCTGTTTTAAATGAAATGGAAAAAATTAATTATGTTAAAATGGTTGATGCCCTTCCATCTAATGAATTTTGTTATATGACTGATAATTCTACAGGACTTAAGGTCAGACCTGATTATTTGTACTATGGAAGTTTGACTGATGGAATTGCAAACGGAACAGGTAATATGTACATTACCTATTCTAAATTTTCCAAATCCACATTTCGATATGGTTACTTTGTCGGAGAATGGAAAGATGATGCTCCCAATGGAAAAGGGGAAGAGCATTTTTATTCCAATAATTCACCAAACAAAATTCACAACATAGGAAACTATGTGAATTGGTATCAGGATGGTGATATGACAAGCATCTATTACGACAACGAGCAAGCTCTACAAAACACTTATAAATATAAAGTAATAGACAAACTCCCAGTAGGAATTGATAAAAAGGTAAACGGACGCAAAGAGGTATGTACAGTTGTTGCCTATCCTGAAGAAAACAAGAGTCGAGCATACTTGACATTCTACGATACAGCACAATCCGTTCTTCATTATAATTTGCATGATGGAAATCTTGCAAATGCTTATGGATATTGGAGAACACGATAATTAACTTCTAAAAACAAAAAACCGCCCCTGCGCCAACAGGAACGGCTTTTGTATAGATTTTCTCTTGCCGGATTACTCCAGGAAGATATACTCTACACCCAAATAAAGTATATCATTTCTGGAACGTCCTGGCAAGGGGCGTATTTTTTATACTCAATTTACTGTTGCGATACCGCAACACCACCAGAAAGGATGATATTATGGCAAAAGCAAAGAAACTGAAATCGGGGAGCTGGAGGTGCCTGGTATATGATTACACAGATGATGCCGGGAAGCGACACTATAAATCATTTACGTGCGACGATCCCTCTCCAAAAGGAAAAAGAAAAGCAGAAATGATGGCTGCTGAATATGCAACAACCGAAAAGAATAACAAACTGTTAAATATGAAAAACCAAAATATTACACTAGGTGAAGCATGGGATATGTACATTGAAAACCGCTCTTCTGTCTTATCGCCCGGAACAGTTCGTGAATATAAGCGTTCTCGAAAAACTGACCTAAAAACATTGATGCCTATGCGGCTTTCGGATATTACCTTAGATGATATCCAAATCGCTATTAATGCTGAGGCCCTGAATCATTCTGCAAAAACAGTGAGAAACATCCATGGCTTATTATCTGCCGTTATGGGAACTTATCGCCCTAGTCTTTCTTTGAAAACAGACTTGCCTAAGCCCACTCGCCCAGAACTATACATTCCCAGTGATGCAGAAATCAAAATTCTTCTGAAATATCTAAGTGGAAATGAAATGGAAATTCCTGTCTTGTTGGCTGCATTCGGACCTATGAGAAGAGGTGAAATATGCGCACTCTGTTATGAAGATATTCATGGAAATACAATCCATGTTCATGCAGCTCTGGCACAAGATGAAAATAAACAATGGGTGATAAAACCGCCAAAAACTTTTTCATCCGACAGGTATATAGAATTTCCTGAGTTTATTATTAAAAAAATTGGAAAAGGAACTGGGCAAATTGTGCAAATGTCTCCTAATGCTCTTTCTTCCAGATTTTATCATATTCTAAAAAATGCAGGGCTGCCCCATTTTCGTTTCCATGACCTCCGCCATTATTCAGCTTCTATCCAGCATGCTCTGGGCATTCCTGATGTCTATATCATGCAGCGCGGTGGATGGTCGTCCGATGCCACTCTAAAAAATGTATACCGCCATGCTATGGATGATCAAGCACAAGAGATGAATAATATAGCAAATTCGCATTTTGAAAACCTATGCAACACGAAATGCAACACGAACATTGAAAAGTAACGTATCTAAGCCATTTTTAGCGATTTTACAGCAGGTTCAAATCCTGTTACTCCGACTAAATAAGAAGCCTTGTTTTATATGGGATATAATGAAAACCCGCATAAAACAAGGCTTTTTCGTTGCTTCATTTTTCCTATACTGCTTTCATTTTTCGTAAAAAAGCGTCATTTTTCAAAACTATGCAACACGAAATGCAACACGAAATTTCGATTTTAATATAAGGAAGAAATAGATATTTATAATGACCTATTTCGCCAACCCAGGCCACCGCAGCGCCCCATCTGCATCCGGCGTCAATGTGACCGGCTCAGTCAGCATCCGGCCCTCATCATCCATGATGTACCACTTGTCATCAATCGTCTGCTGCCCCTTTACCATAGCTCCATCCGCTCCCAGATAGTACCAATGGCCATTGTAGCAGTACCAGGTGTCATGAACCATCATTCCGGCACCGTCAAACCAGTACCAGCACCCCTCATCCTCGTACCAGTCATTGACGACACAATGGTCGTTATCCAGGTAAAACCGCCAGCCGGCATCTTCCTGCTGCCAGCCGGATTTCCCCAGTTTTGACCATGGCGGCAGGCCATAGCCCAATATCTTGCTGTCGTTCCGGCTGTAGGATTTTCTACATACTCCACCGCCGTTTTCCACCACCCCCGAAGCTCCGGAAGTGTTGCCCTCAATGGTCTTTACCCGCGTGGCCGTTACCCCCGCAACGATGCCGGTATGGTATGCTCGCTTCCCGTTGGTAAAAAATATCACCGCTCCCGGCTCCGGAGTGCAACTAAAACAGCCGGCTTTTTTAAACTGTTCTACGCCCGTCGGACAGTAGTGGTATAGATTGCCACATAATAGCATCTTGGCTGTCTCCAGGCCAAACGCCTGCACAAATACTTCTGAAACGAACATGGCGCACCAAGGCTGCCCCTGATAGTTGCCGCCGGTATGCTCCCGGTAATCCCTAGCAAAACAGGTATAGTTGTTACTGCCTGCGTTGGCCGTAAAATCGTCCAGATGGGCATTACTTCGCTTTTCCAAGTAGCCGACCCATTTGGCGGCCTGGTCGATTAACTTCTTTACTGTATTTTCCATATACTTTTCTCCTCTTAAAATGTATGTGCCCCCACCATTACACATACAAAAACATTTGTTTTCATTGACAAATATTATTATATGTGTTATTATATAATTGTCAGGAGGTACAATATGAAAAGCTATTCTTCAAGAGAGGTCTTGAAAATGCTGAAAGCCGACGGATGGTATGAAGTAAATGTAGTGGGCAGCCACCATCAATTCAAACATCCAACTAAAAAAGGGCGTGTTACTTTAAAACATCCTGACAAAGACATCCCTCGGAAGACGCTTGATAGTATTGAAAGACAGTCCGGGCTACTATTTCGGTAGCCCCGGACACTCCCTTCTGATAATAATTGGAGGTATTGCCATGAAAAAAGTAGAACGCTATTTCTACCCCGCAATTTTCACTTATGAACCAGATCAGGAAATCGCCGTTACTTTTCCTGATTTAGATTGCGCAACAAGCGGCATAAATGAAGATGATGCTCTTCTCTCTGCTCGAGAATTACTTGGCTGCGTCTTAAACGGTTTAGAAGAAGATGATGAGGAAATCCCTTCTCCTACTCCCTTACCGAAAGTAGAACTTGCACCAAATGAAAGAGTGGTACTGATTGATGTTTATATGCCATCTGTTCGTATGGCTCAAATGAACCGTTCTGTCAACCGAACTGTCACACTTCCTGCATGGCTAAATGCTGTTGCTTTGGAACACAATGTAAACTTCTCGCAGGTATTACAGGAAGCATTAAAATCACAGCTTCATGTTTAATTTATGTATGCCCCCGGATTTTTCTCCAGGGGCATTTTTATGCTACATATGTTGCGACGTCGCAAATTACATAGGATAACAGACGTTTTCCCACTTTTTGTAAGCATCAAAGTACAGTTCCTTCTTGTCGCCGTTGTAGGTCAGTTCGTAGTACATGCCATCTGATACCGGAGTACTGAGCAGGGCCTTATGATTCTGCAGGCTCTTACAGTACCAGACTACAAATACGTCATCCGCGGCCAGATCTTCTCCTGAATCGGTCTTGTCCTTTTTCTGGTTGTGATACTCTGATACTCTTGCTTTGCAAATATTTAAAAATTCCTGACTTCCCATAACTTTCTCCTTCCTACTCTGCAAACATCCAATCCTCTGCCAGCATATCCGCCTGACTGGCAAGCCATCCCATCTGTATGCCGCTTGTGCCAACAAATGAAATGGATTTATTTCCAATAGCATCATGCTCACAATTTACAACATCTCCTGCCGCATTCTTGTAGCTGATATTGGATGCCAATTCAATATATTGATTTTTTCCGTTCCATCCCTGCCGCTTAACCCTCATGCCTCGCTTCATCATTTTAATGGCTGTTCCAAAATCGAAGGCAGCCACACCACCCAACACAGGAGTGTTTTCCTCTGTTGCAAAGATCCATTCGTCAGACAGGATATTCTTCAGAGTATATTCAACCCTCTGCGTTTCCCGAATATCAAGCACATCACCGGGCTTGTCTGCATCCTGCGGGCGGCAATGCATCATAATGGTTTCTTTTTCTGCGTCCCAACACCAATATCCGCCCCATGACGGCAACTTAACCTTTGCGCCAGATTTCATTTTTTCAAAAGCTTCTGAAAATTTCATAGTTCAATTCCTTTCTTATCAAAAAATACCCGGCATAACCCGGCCGGGTGCGGGAGATCCGGATCACCTCCTTACCGGGCTGCTGCCTCCGGGATGCCTGCGATGGATGTCGCTACAGACAGAATGCCAGACAGTACAGTTGCACTGCCTACCATCTGCCAGTTAACATCCCCCATCACAGCCGCTGTTCCAATTGTGGCCACAAACGTCTGTGCCATGGTTTTGACCGCTCTGATTCCTGCTGCCTTAATCCATGCCACAGTATCCACATCCGGACGAAAAACGCAATTTTTAAGCATATTCATTCCTCTCTTTCTGCCGGTTCTTCCGGCATTTCTAACAATGTATCTTTTAATTTTGTTGCTACATCATTACCGCCCAACGTGTGGTATGCATCATACATCCGCTTTACATTCTCTTTGCCATATATCGGGCAGTACTGCTTGTCCTGGTAATGGTTGTAGGCCTGTATGATGCGGTCACGGAGAAGAGCCTGCATTCCCTCGTGCAGGGCTGTATTTCGCTCTGCTTCGGCTTTTTGTCTTTTGGTAAGCTGACGATAGCCCCAACCCAAAAGGGCGGATATGGCTAAAAATAGCCACTCCACCCAGTGTAAAAAAATGTACTGTACAATGTCTGTCAGCATTACAGTACCTCCTGTCAATTTTTAATCATTAATCGTGGTCACAATCCTTGTGTCCAGGACCACCCTCCTTATGTCCAGACTGAACAATATGGGGCTTTCCGGGAGTTGCGCCTCCGGTGTACTCATGTCCCTCGCCGGTGCTTAATACCTGGTTTTTCAGCGGCTCGCTGTCTTTTCCAACTGCTGGGCCTGCGTTTACGTAAGGGGTTTCAGATTTGTGTTTGATACTCATGGTTTGTCCTTTCTGCCGCGTGACGGTGCGGCGCCGGTGTATATTTAATAATGTAGTTACTTTTTGATTAGAGTCCAATACATAACTCGCAGTCCTGGATTTCCACTGATGTAAAGTTTTCCCTTCATCGTGACCTTGCTGAGTGATATATCATAATACGTCAAATTTGGGGTGGTAGGATATACATCGCCTGATTGAAATGTTGCTCGCACAGTGGGCGTACTGTCTTTAGGATCATCGTAATAATAGATTCCAAAACTACAATTAACACTACTGTATGCAGGGTCTATATTACAGTAAACGCGTAATGTATCATACTGCCCAAGGTTGTATTCTTTATTTGTTTTGATAACGGCACTCGTATTCCACCAAAGACTACCACCTGAGATTCCACATTTGTCCGGAATGGAAAAACCGTCTATGTTTCCACTGTTTTGCGAAAGATCCTTGCTGTAAATAACAGTCTCCTTGGCTACATATCCCTCAAACGTACCCATCACTCCACACAGTGCTACTCCTTTTTTTACCCTGTCAGCGGTAATGCCAAGAGCCTTCGCCACCTCAGCAAGTGTCTGGTATACCCAGCTGTTACCTGTTCCATCCGGGAGGTAATACCCTTCTGGAATGTAAAAATATAATCCCTGAGAATTCACGCCATTACTCAGAGCTTTCGTAGCTGCAGTTTTTTGGTTTGGAATGGGCTCAATAATCACATTGCCAGTCATATATTGATTGGCTGTCCAAAGAGTATGTCTTGACAGTTTGGGTACTACTTTCTGCTCACCAAGTGTTGATATGCCCTGGTCAACATAACCATTTCCGTTGTGGTATCCCTCTGGAATCATTACCTTGTCATTAATCTCCAATCTGGATGTCCATGCTCCTCTCTGGGTCACTGTAGGGCCGTAAACCTCCCCGGATCCATCATGATACCCTTCCGGGACGGTAACATGATCATTCATACCAACTGCAGCTCCCCAGTTTTCGCGATCGACCATCGTTCCCTCTTCAATATCGCCCTCACTGTTCATAAACGTGTAAGGACTTTTTACGTATTCGGCGGAAGCTGTAATTTCATCCAGATTTCCACCCCCACCTCCGCCGGAAATGGGAAACAAAATATCACTCATGTGCTACTCACCCCCACAAGTTTAATTTTAAAATCAGACGTTGGTTTCTTTTTGGGGCAATAAAAAATTGCCTGTCCATTTTGCGCTACGCCAAACTTGACCATGGCTGCCATTTTCTCCCAGGTTTCAATAGATGATAATGGTGTGCTGGATGTAACTGCAGACATTACGCGGATAATATCCGTTGATTTCATTCCAGGCACAGATACTGTTTGACTATATGGAGCTGAGGAACCTACCCAGCGAGACGCATATAGGGTAATCTCCACTACTCGGTCTGCTTTGGCTGCCGCAGTCTCAACCTCTTTCATTTTTTTATCAATCTTGTCCATATTGCCGTTGAGCACGCTGATATCAACAAGGTCTGTTGGATCTGGTTTTGCCAGATTGTAATTTCCGGTATATTTCACGATTTCACCTCCCTGATAGTTTGCCAGGTATACCCAGATGCTCTCTGCCATGTCATCTTTGCTACATCCTGCCATGTATTGTAGATATACTCATATATCACTTCCAGATGAGCAGGCTTAACATCCTCAATAGCTGATTTTAATCCCGTCATATTTTCCGGGATGCCAAGCTGACCCACGAAGCGGATATAAAATCTGCTGTTGGCGTTATCCTCAATTACCTCCACCTCAGCACCAGAAAACTTTTCTGCTACATCCTTGATCATCTGCTTTGTTGTAGTTCCGGTTCCGGACAACTTCGCCAAAATCTGCTCCTGGCGGGAAGTATCACTTAGGGAACCGTCTGTCTTAATACCAAGGATTGTCTCCCATCTGGAAAGCAGTGTTGTAGCCAGCTGAGGAAAACACTGATTGACTGTCACTTTAAGCCCTGCATCCAGCTTATCCGTCTCCTCTGATAACACATTTTGCAATGTGGTCATCGTTTCGTTGTCCTGGTAATAATCTGGCAGTAATTTAATCAGTTCCAACCATGCTCACCTCCGATAACGATACTGTCCCCTTAACCGGGATTTGCTTGGCTCCAATCATGACATTCCCGTTTTTACCGTTAATCAGCAGCGTGTCAAAATCCTCCACACCAAGGATGTCCAGCAACAAATTTCCGATTTTTGCATAGCTTACACGGTAATTCTCAAAAATCATGTCCTTTAAAAACTCATCCAGCGCTGCCTCAAAGTCCTGCTTTATCTCTGACGCTGTACGGCTTTTATCTAACAGAATATTGGCTGTCACATTAATTGTGAGAGCCTGTGGCGATTGTACTGTTACCGTGGCCCCAATAGGGCGCACTGTATCGATATAGGACTGCACTTTTGGTACAATCCCGCTGGATATCGCTTTTTTATCATCCACAACCAGAACTGTCACGGTTCCAGGGCCGCCATCAAGCGGTATTGCCTTGGCTGCCCCAGTCCCTGGCACCTCCAGAGCCCACTGGATGTAATGATTTGCATTTCCGGATGTGACCGGAAGCCGTGCTTTAATGTAAAACCGCTGCCTTAATGCCTCATCGCTCTCCGTGTCTGTTCCTGGCGTGATAATATCAGTCAGGCTTGCTGTAATCCCTACGATGCCATTTGTAATAGGCTGCAGCTGGCCGGAATATTGGTTTCCCTTATCTCCTGCCGTTGTACAGATTGCGTGGTAAACATTTGTGCTGTCCATCCGGTCGATCCGGTACACTAGCTCATTTATCCCCCATAAACTCCCAACCGGCACAGATGCAGACGTCTCTACCTTACGCATTGCTGCCGTTGCAGGTTTGCGGATAATGCCCCACCCTCCAACTGCTCTGTCCAGATATTCCCCAACAGCGGTATCCGGAAGAACCAAGTCAAGGAAATTATCCAGCTGAAATCCCATCTGGGTAAGAAAATAAGCGCATGGAGCAATCGCATCAAAAATCACACTGCCCTCGCGCTTATCTACGTCATTTTTAACTCTATCAAGAAGAGCCCGCACCAGCTCCTCATACGTCATTTTTGTCATATCTTGCCCTCCGTTGTCACCCTGATATCTCCGTAAATACTGGACACATCAAAAGAGCAGTGACAGGAATCGCCGGAAAAAGAAAACTCAAAGCCATCTACTGACTGAATTCTGTCATCGCGCATAAGCAACTCCTCCACCATCCGGCGAAGCTCTGCCCGGACATAAGAACGATCCTCTCCTATCAGTTGTTTCCATGCAATCCCATACTGAAAACTATAGATTGGGTATTCATATTGCTCTGTCGATAGAGCTTTATAAATACTCTGTTTCAGAGCCTCCATACCGTCTACAAAGCCCGCAATCTGCGTATCTGACATTTTATACGTCCTATCTATATAAGACTGCTCCTTGACCGTCAAATCAATCGTCAATGCCATCAGGGCACCTCCTTAATCTGGTAAGGCTTGCCAACAATCTCCAGAATATAATACTCATGCCCGCCGTCATTGCGCAAAAGCCTTACTTTATCTCCTGGGGTCAGCTTTTTTACCATGTTGCCGGATATCATGGACATTGGGACTGGAAGCTGCCCAACCATTACGGCGGTTCCGGTATAGGTCCCAATCAGAACAGCGGACGGTTTCCTGTTTTTCATGTAGTTATCAACTACAGTCTTTATCAGCTCAAAAAATTGAGTCATTACAATCTTATCCATCTGCCATCACCTCCACTGTCATTTTGTGAACCGGAAGAAAATCATGCGTTACCTTTTTTACAATCAGCCGCCGATTTAAGTCAATGTCCGCAATACTGCCATAGATACTGTTTCCTGCGCGCACCCGAAGGTCTCCCAAGCACTCCAGTTTCAATGTCTCCTGCTCGTGATTATAGAGTTTTAAAAGGTTATTTGCCCGTTCCTGCGCCTTGGCTGCGTTATCAATCCCGGATGGAGAGGATTCCAGGTATTGCAGTAGCCCATACCGGTTCACGGCAGTCTGTTCAACGGACATCCCCACATCTATTTTTCCGGATGCCTCGTCCTTCCAGACAACTTTGATTTTGTTGTAATACTCCTCATCAATGGATTTTTCCCAACTATATCCAGTGCACAGACTATCATCCCCCAGTACCAGAGGTAGTTGCAGGTTGCGCATATTCCACAGGCACACTTTTCCATATTCATCCCGCAGGCAAAAATACTCCTGTGTGCCTATCAGGGTGTCTGATACCGCCTGCGTAACATGATCAATCCACGTCTTTTCATAGTCTGCAATGGTCGGCAAAACAAAACCTGAATCCTCTATGGTCCCAGGCGTAAGAGATAGAGCGGTACACATATTTGATACAAGATTCTTAAGGGTGCCGCCCTCTAAAACAACAATATCTTTGTTTTTTGTGTACCGAAGTTGGTCGTAAGCCTTAACGGTAATTGTCCCTGTCTCGTCTCCAGATACCTTAAAAACAGAGCCAAAAAAGATACCGTCAGCCTGATTGTTGTCTGTAAGTCTAACGACATCTCCGTTTTGCAAAGTAAGGCCATTTTTGAGGTAGGACACCTCTAAGCTGCTCGCTCCATTATTAAGAGCATCTGTCCAGGATATATCCTTACACATATCGGAGATATCGTAGATGCTCCCCTGGCTCTCAACCAGTAATTCCATGACCTCACCTCCTTAAGCCGGGATCGTCAAAATCTGGCCATCATAAATCAGGTTTGGATTTTTAATGGCTGGATTCGCTGCGGCTATTTTGGGATACAGGCTGCCATTGCCATAATACCGCTTTGCCAGCCCCCACAGCGTATCCCCTGACTGTACCGTATGGGTTTTGTCATCTGTTACCGCCGGATTGCTTTCCGGCTCCTTTGGGGCTTCCTCCTGCTTGATAGCGGTGCTCTCCGTGGTTGGCACTGCTACATACCGCTTACCCGGAGCTTTATACTCCTGCAGCTTAATAGTCAGATACTTATCCCCTTCCTCACCGGCTTTCTCTACTGCCTCCACGCTTTTCACAAGGACCATCATACTGATGTCATCTGTAATGTCATTGGAGGCAATAAAACGCACCGGCTGGAGTTCCTTTTGCGCTCTCCGGAACATCTTTTCGTAGTAATCTGCATCTGCCCTCGCTCCGGATTCCATATAGTGATACCTCTGACTGGGGAACTCTGCCTCAAAACTGATAGTTTCTAACTCACTATATACAGGTATGGAGACCTGCCCGGTGCCAAGCACCTGGTAAGTCTCCACATTCATGCTTCGTTCTCGCTTTAGTTCCTCTGGATTAACCGGGAGCTTGTACTTTTTGCCCTTGAATTTAAAATAAATTGAATAGCTCATTATACAGGCACCCCCTCCGGAGCTGTGGCTATGATGTCCTTTAACTCGTTGACCACATGCGTCATTACACTGTCAGTATCAGTCTCTTTTGTGATGGGGCCAGAAAATTCTACACGGATATTTGGTGCAAGGGTATTCTGGGCGATACGTGCAACATAGTCACGTTCTGCCAGTTTCCGCATCCACTCAATATCTTCGCTGTCAGCCTCTACTTTTACGGCTCCTCCCTTTCCAGTGCCTTTTACGACCGCTGGATTTCCGGCGGTAAAAAACTGAGAATAATCCATACCGCCGGCATCCGGATTTATACCAGATATGCCAGAAAAATTCCAATTATCCACAAAACCACCAAGCGCTTTGCCTGCGTTTAATCCGCCTTGAATTGCTCCAATGGTACTCTTAGAATCCATTCTAAACGCATCCAAAGAAACATAATTTGAATCCTTAAATCCATCTGCAAAATTTTGACCTCTGGAAATAAATTGCCCCACCGCTCCCGCCAAATTGCTTCCAAAAACAGCATCAATTGCCTCTGCAATGGATTTTATAACATTTAAAACACTGATGCTCATATTGACAAATAAGTTGACAATTGATGCAAGGGGATTGGTAAAAACATTCGCCAAAAACTCTGCAAACGAAACAAATAAATTCCACAAACTCGCTACGATATTATACCCCAGTGCATAAAACGTTCCAAGCAAACCGCCAATAAAACTAAACGTTGTACTAAAAGAAACCCCCGCAGAATTTAATGCCATGATAACCATCCCGATTAGACCGACAATCAAAAGCAATGGCCAATGCGCGAGCATAGTTGCTCCGGCTGCCAAAAACATTTTTGACGCCCAAAGTCCTGCCATAATAATTGCTACGGAGAAAAATGTTTGAACAATTGGCCCACCTGCAACAATAGCATCCACTAGCGTATTAAAACCGCCAGACACAAAAGAAAGTCCTGCATTCCAGCCGTCTAAAATCTGTCCGAAGCTAGAGCTATTTAGCATTCCGCTCACTTTTTCAAACCCGCCGCCAAATGTTTCAAGGAAGCTATTGAGCATCATGGTGCCAACATCTCCAAAAGTCATTGGCATTGTATTGAATTTTTCCTCAATATCACCTGCCGCCTGGAACATAGCATTTTTGACGATGTCAGCTGTGATAAGTCCCTGAGAGGACAGTTCTTTCAGCTCTCCCTTGCTCTTTCCCATATACTGAGCAATGGCGTCTGCTACCATGGGCGCATTTTCCATCACAGAACGGAATTCATCGCCCTGCAATCGTCCGGCAGCCATAGCCTGTGTAAGCTGTAAGAATGCAGAATTTTGTTCTGCTGTACCGGCTCTGGAAACCTTAAGGGATTTTGTCAAAAGTTCTGTAAATGCAACTGCTTCCTGGTTGCTTCCAAAACTATCCCCGGCAAGCATCCGAAGCTTTGCAACAGCTCCAGCCATATCATTGTAGCCTCCACGAGACCGCCTGGCCGCTGCAAAAATATCACCCCGAAGTGCCGCCCCTTCTTCCGGTGTCGAAGTTATCATATTGAGCCTGGCATTAGAATTTGTATAAGTATCTATGGCGCCCATTGCACTTTTTAGGGCCGCCAGGCCAAGCGCACTGCGGACAAGGGTTTTAAGAGTCCCGTTTGTCTTTTCTGCGCTTTTCTGGAACCTATCCATGCTTTTGCTTGCTCTGTCAAATGTGGGAGCCGCTGTCTGTGCCGCTTTCCCAGAGTTTTTTATAGATTTTTCTACCTTATCAGCTGCCTTAGAGGTCGAAAGCATCCGGTCTGTTGCACGGTCTGTTTTCTGGATAATTTTTTGAATTTGGGAGCTGTAGCCGTCCATAAGCTTAAACATGGTACTTAATGTGGCCATTCTGTCACCTCCTAAATTTTACTTGCCAGTATCTTTTCCTCCTCTGCCCTAAGGTCAATACTGGCAAAAATAAACGCCCGCTCCTGCTGGCTCATACTGTCCAGCTCAGATGGGCGAATGTGAAGTCTTTGCAGAGCGAAATGGGCATAATTAAATTCTACGTCACCCTGCTTTATTCGTTTTTTGCTTCTTCAATATCATCGTTGATGTCCATATCAAATCCGGAAAGCTTCTGAATCTCTTCCAGAAGTGTTGCATACTCTCCAGCGTATAACATAACAGAAAGAAGCTTGGAAGCGCCAAGAACACCATAGCATTTCTGGAGCTCTGCATTGTTAAGTGGTGGTTCTACCACTGCTGCAGCTGTAAGCTCCTGATTGTACTGGATGCGATTAAAAATCTCTACTCCCTGTTTGTCCACCTTGCGGTGCTTTTTCATCAAATCTTCATTTTCCGCCTGCGTAATTGGGCGAATCACAAAAGGAACCGGCTCTCCGTTCTCCTGGAACCGGTCAGAAATAATAACTTCCTTGTTTTCAGTTTTGACAGGGTTTAAAAATGCACTTAAACTTCCCATAATCTAATCTCCTTTACCTCATATTTTCCGGGAATACATAGGATTCCAGGTTGTCTACATCGTCAAAAGTAAAATCTGTATCCGATGAATTTAAGTCCTCGCTACCATCTTCCAGATATACAACAGGAACCTTTGAGAGGATGCAGTTGCGCATTACCACAACTCTGCGGCCAATCGTCGAACTGGAATCCTCATTTGTGGTCTGGATGCTGATAGATGGAGTTTTTCCTTCATCGATGTACTTCTGGTAAATCGCAAGGGTAGCGGGACTGACGTTGTAAATACCTAAAGTTCCCTTGCCTTCAGCTCCTACAACCTTATGCTGCTTCATTCGATGCCCTAACAGCTTTTTGGCGATAACAGTAAACTCGATGCTTGCTTCAACCTTTGCGAGCTCGAAAAAATACCGGTTCTCGCCATCAATAGTGATGTAGGCGCTTCCCTCGCTGCCTGTTACCAGATCAGCAATTTTTGTATAATTATTACCTTTTCCCATGGTCTACCTCCTACTGTAAATTGACCGTCATGTAGAGCTTTTCTGCACTGTCCACGGGTTCAACATAGATATCTACCAACATTGCATCAATATCGTCGCCTGGAGCAACCGTAATATCATCTGGGTTAAAATTATCAATCGCAGACATATTCTGGAGGCTTGAAAAATAATCCACCAGCGCAGACTTAAACAGCAGCCTACCGTCTGTATTGTTGTTGATTTTACCCATGTAGTTGCTTTTAAAAATGGATGCAATATCATTCGCAATATTGTCCAGGGTGCGAATTACGCGGTTTTTAGACAGGTCTTTTGACTTCTCCGGAGTAAACGTAGTCAGGGAGTTAATGTCGTATACAACTGTCACATTCTGGGCACTGTCTACGTCAAAAATCAGCTTGCCTGCCTTTACCGCAGTTTCTTTTTCGGTTTTGGTCATGCGCGGATCCACGTCAATCGCGCCTGTATATTTCATTCCGGTGTTTGATGTGGTCATGCTGGCTCCTGCAGTTGCTCCGGCTACCCACGCAGTAGCTTCAGCAGCTGCCAGCTTACTGCCATCTGCCATCACAACACCCTGCGCCACATTAATAACACCCTCATAGTCTCCAACATGGTTCGCGAGTACCGCCTGACACTTTACTCCCTCATCCTCTCTCATGGTTTTAATCCAGGATGCGATTGCGGTTTTATTTGCTGTAGCCGTTCCTGGGGTTGTGTCATACGGATAGCACAGCACGTCAAATTTGACCGTCTTTAACTTTGCCAGTGCCTTGTTGATGGAATCTGTGGTGTGGGAATCCGGAAGCTTATAAATCAGCACTGTTTTGGCCTTTTTCAGGGCCTCAACGACCAGCTTCTTATCAGAAGCAACTGCCCCCTCTGGATATCCCTGCTCGGTTACAGTAACCGTGTACAGATTCTCATCTTCACCCACTGTCATTTCCTGCAAAATGACAACGACTCCTCTGTCCCCCGGAGTGATAGACAGCGGCTCACTGGTTTTGATATTGATATAGGCTCCGGGCAAAACCTTATTCTGGGTTTCCCATGTTCCTGCCATGGTTTATACCTCCTTAATTTTTTCAGACTGAATCATGGTCTGCATCTGTGGTGTAGTATCGTTTTTAAATTCCCGATAATCCACATCACACAAAAAATGCAGCACCTTATCCTCAATTTTCGAGTTCCTGTTTTTAAATTTAAAGCCAGGAATCGCGAATTCTCTCGCTAAATCCTGACCAACATTCCAACATTCTTCCTGGATTTCTGCCTTCCCCTGGTTCTCTGGAAAGTAAAGGATGTCCAGGCTTACCGCATTTTTTAACCGTCCATTAATCCCTCTGGAATGCTCCTGCTCATAGATGTGCACCAAAAAGCATGGAGTTGTAAACCCCTGCGGGACGTCCTCGCGGTATGTTTTACAGGGCTTTACAGTTTTTAAACCGCTTGCAATAGCCTCATATAATCTTTCAATCATGCTTTTTCTGTATTGCCTCCACTTCTTTCTTGAACAGAGCAATCATCCGTCTGTTTACATAGTTCTGGGTCTTCTCTAATACATATGTGCCCTTTACAAATCCTTTTATCGGGCCGCCCTTTTTCGTGATAATCCTGTGTCCATAATTCCAGTAAGACGCATACTCCTCGGCATTGACAAGCTCCGTCTCTAAACCACCTGCAGTACGCCTTGTCGGCAGCTTATGCCAATTTTCTTTGAGTTTTCCACCCACACCAGGAACGCTTACCTCAAAGCTAACGATTTTTCCAGCATCGGGACCATTCTTCACAGTAAAGGTGACTGGATTGGGATGCGCTCCGATAGGTGTCCTTCTCTGTGCATATTCAACGCCATCATTCACTGCTGTATTAAGCACCTTTTTGTCTACCTGCTGGATATCGTCCAGCATAGCCATCAGTTCTTTACGGTACTGGTCAATGGCCGCTTTATTGCGTCTGTAATTACTGCTACTCATGCGTTATCCTCTCTCTTAACCTCGCACTGCCACTGGTAAGTATAAGAGTGACACTCGCCCAGGGTAAGCTCGACAGTTTTTCCGGTGCGCATCGTCACAGTAATCCTATCCCCCTCCTGCACATCTGCTTCCAGGCCACAAAATAGCGTGTGACTGTTTTGGATGGACGGGTTTGGAGTACCGACAGCAGCCTGCCCTGAAGAACTGTAGCGGCAGGGGATATTCTCCCCCACCGTAAAAAGCTCATTGCGTATGTATCCGCCTTTTTCTACCTCGTGCCAGCGCTGCACAGTCATCCTGGCATCGTACATCACTGCATATGGATTAAGCATAACCTCTCAACCTCCTGTGTCTTTTAAGAGCCGCTTTATCACTTGCATTAAGCTCATAAATGCTTGCCCTGGTATTCCCTTCGGTCTGCGCCCAGGTAATCGTACCATCGCCCTCTTTTAGGCTGGCCACTTCCGGATGATACCCGGAACCGTTGACTGCCTCGTAATCGATAATACCTTTTACCTTTTTCCGGACAACCGGCTCCAGAACATCCGGAATGCGCTCAGGATGGAGATTGCAATAATCGCACACAGAGAGAATGACGTCTGACACAAGCAATTCTTTTTCGCCCGGATAAAGCCCCAGGTTGCTTTCCACAGCTTTCTGCATTTCGGCTGCTGTCATGCCTCATCCCTCCTATTTTTTAATCAGCCCCGCATCCCGAAGGGATTTAAGCAGGGCATTAAACTCTTCCTTTGTAGGTGTAGCTCCAGCTGCATCCTTGACAGCTGCGCCTGTGCGCTCCTCAAAAAGTTCCCGGATTTTCGGCGGGATTCCGTTCATATCAAAATCTGCCATAACTCACCTTATCCTTTCAGGCCAGTGATTACGCCGTGCATAAATGCAGGACCATGATCCAGACCAAACTGACCGAAAATCTGTCCCTCTTCAGATGCGCCGGTTTTTGCAAGCTCTTCGTAGAAGAAATTGCCTTTCCCCGGTACCGGCTGGAACACCGGAGCCATTACAGACAGCTCAGCAGCCAGAACGGCGGTCTGCGGCATAAAACGGTCAAGAGCAATACCGATGTTTCCGAAGTCCGTCTCAATCTGCTTGATATTTGTTCCTCCGATATTTCTGTCAGTCGGTGCGTAGGAGTAAATATCGGTGATGATCTGCTTTTGAGTGCTGCCCACATACAGAACCATATTGGAGAAGATTGCTCCTGCATCGTACATAGTCTTAAAGAGCTGCTGCATCAGCGCTTTGGTCAAGGCTGCACTCTTGCCATCTACTTTTGTGCCGCCCTCGCCTCCGCAAAGAGCCAGCAGGCCTCTGGTCTTGCTCGCCACATCTGCGCTGGTTGCTTTTGCGTACACGCCGTTGATGATGGTGTACTCGATATCGCGGGCAATCTTTTCCAGCTTTCTTGCAATCTGCCAATCCTTTTCGGTGGACTGCACATTGTTTTTCTGTCCAGCGGTATTCAGTCCGCTCATTCTTCCACGGTTGGACTCCTTAACGTAGGAAATGGATACCTTCTCGTGGAAAATCTGGGTTACATTGGTGTTCTGGGTTCTCACGATTTCCTCGGCCTGCGGTGCGGTCAGGGATGCAGTCTCAGTGATTGCTGGCTGTGCTGCCGCCGGAAGAGAATACTGAGAATCGGTCGGGAACTCAAAATTATCAGTCTGCACGCCGCCGGTCAAACCGCCAATAGCGGAAAGAATCGGGGTGTTCGTAGTATCAGCAGTAAATAAATCTCCTGCATAGTTGGGTAAATTCCAGGTCGTACCTGTTCCTTTCTGATTTGCCATTATTCGTTATTCCTCACTTTCTGCCTGTTCCAGGCGAAATAATTCATTTCTTGCTGCAATCCGGTCAGCCAGCCTTGTTGCAGGATCCTTAATCAGCTTTTCCAGTTCTTCTCTACGTCCAGAAGAACCTCCCTCCTGCGGCGGGGTCTTGCCATTATTGCCCGGTGTCTTTCCGGAAATCGGAGAGGTAAACAGTTCTTTGTAGGTCTCTTTTACCGTTTTTAACTGCTCAGACAGTCCAGACACTGTGCCATCATCTGCCAGAATCAGCTTGGTACGGTCGAATTTATCCGCTACCAGCTCCGGGTACTTGCAGTCCTTTAACTGGTCTTTGATAGCGCCAGTCAGACGCATATCGCGGATTTTGTCCTCATACTCTTTCTTGGTTGCCTTATTCGCGTCCTCCAGCTCGGTGATTTTTGTCTGAAGGGCTTCATTGTCCTTAGCTTCGTCCTTCAGGGTCTTTAACTGTTTATCCCGGTCAGCCACCTGCTTTTCCAGATCTGCCTTTGCTGTGTTCACCTCATCAAACCGGGACTTGGGGATAAATCCTTTCATCTCGTTTGTGTAGATGTCGATTACAGCCGTTGCCTGCTCTTCAGTCAGGCCTTTTGCAATTAATTCTTCTTTTTTCATGGTTTCATTCCTTTCATCTTCACTTGTTGTCCCGGTCGTGTCCGGTGATGTCCCGTTCTTTATCGTCTGCGGTACCGGAAAGACGACATAAAAATAACACCCGGTTTCCCGCGTGCCTATGACTAAATCTATGACTATCTATGACTAATTTTTATTAAACTACCTCTTTCCAAATTTCTGGGCCAACTCCAAACGCCCCCGGCTCCCAGACGTTATTATCCACCATGGATTCCCACTTCTTGCTGCTGTGGGTACACTTGGAACCTTTCTGATATGGCACTGGCGGAATACCGTTGTACGGCTCCCACGCCGGATATTCTTCCTGCGGCTCCGGTTCTGGTTCCGAAACGACTGTACCGCCGCTCTCTACCGTTTCTTTGATTTTCTGGACGGTCGCGTTCAGAGAGGTAACGGTCGCGTTCAGTGCACTCTGCTGCTTTGCCAGCTCATTAATCTGGGTCTGCAGCGGCGCGTTGGACTGCTCTGGATCCGCATTTGCCTGCGCCAGTGCAACCAGTTCCTTTCTCTGCTCCTCGGTGATGTCATTCCGCACCCAGAGGGTATCAATTTTCTTTAACATATCGACCAGAGCATATCGCTTTGAGCTAATTACATTCTTTACAATCTCGTACATTTATACCTCCAAAACTGCGGCGCTGATAGCCGCGATTTTACTGTCTACATAGGATTTTGTATCTACGGTGTAGGTCAGCTCCATGTTACAGCCGCCTGTGTTGGTGACTTCGGTGGTTCCTGCGTACATCGTGAGGGCGTTGAGCTGTGCTTGCTCAGATGGGGAGAGGGGGATAGTCTCGGATTCCTTCGTTTTATACACAAGTTCTGTCGGATTAACTTTCAACCATTCTTTAAACTGGCTCACAGTTGTGATTTCTCTGTTTGGCGGTCTGAAATATTTCACTCCAAGAGTAATATGGTCGCAATAGTATCCAACTTTATCCTTATGAGTAGAATTATAAACATAATCTTGATTTATAAATCTAGTGCACAAACTTGTCTGATTCCCGCCTGACGCATCTTTAAAAAGAGATGTGAGCACAATTCCTTCCTTTTCTTGCTGAGTTGCATCATTTATCGAATAGTTGATATCCCCCAACATAATAGTATTATGCTGATACACCCAATACCACACTCCATCCACCTTTTCCAGCTTATCCCACTTGGTAAACGGGCGAGGCGGTGTTAAGGTGATAGACTGCTGCTCTGTGCCACCTTTAATCGTGACGGTCACAGGCTGGTCGGTTATCTCGATGGGCTGTTCCCAGTCAGGGGAGGGGGAAGGGAAACCACCGGAGTAGGGTTCATAGGCGGTGGCAGAAGCTCCTCGCTCAAGCTGGATATTTTTTACACTCAAAGTCTCTCCGACTACATCATTATCTCCCGTAAACGGAATACCAATTCTAAATGGCGAATCGACCTTGAATGTTATGTTTCTGGATAACGTCTTGTTATTTTTTATCAGATAATTTTTGTAATAATCATTAAAAGCACAAGAATCCACGCTATACGATAATGGTTCTACGGTCAAAAGAATAGTCATTTTTTGCGCTACACTATTTTTTGTCTTATCAGCGGAAAAAGTATATTCTCCGGCAGGATACTCCTTGGAAAACATAATGTAACTACTGCCCCAAGTGTCTGCTAGAGTACAATCAATAAGATTATCTTTTATTTCAAAAGTTCCTTTTGAAAAGGTTGTTTCACCTTTTATATCAAACAGATTCTTCCCACTCGTTCGCACCTGTTCCGTCTTGCCCCACATGGCAAACCGAACAACCGGCACCCTCGAACTGTCAGTTACCTTTATACCCCCCCCCGAGATTTTCTGACTAATTAGGGCTGACTGGATATTCACCAGCTTGGCATTGAGTCTTTCTTCCATGTTCCGGATATAGGTTCCGGTATCTGCCACATAGCTCGCTTCCATGTGTGCCCCAGCATCGTTTGTGATAACGGTGGTCGGATAGTTGGTGTGGAGGGCTTCGTAAGCGGCGAGTTCTTCCGGGGTGAGGTCGCGCTCGATGGGGGCGGCAAGGACGTATTGAGTAATTACTGGGCTTCCAGAATCGCTTTTTGTTTTAAGCAGTTCTTTCAACTCAGAACCATTACTAACTCCCCATTTTGCTGAGTTGAAACCAAACGTTTTTCCGGTGTTATTTGAAAATGTTACATTACCATAGTTTGATAACAGGCCACCATCAATTCTTAACCCGGCTAACCCATCACTCCTCATATTAACAACTATTGTTGGCAGCCAACTATCACTCATCAGCTCTGTCCCATCGAAAACATACTTTCCTACCCTCTGCACATACTTCCCACGCCCCAAGTCAATCTCATCGCAAATCCACTGCTGACCGTTTTGGTCAGTGTAGTTGCCGTCTTTCGTCACTGGCACACCGGGGAGACCGTTCGGGGTGGCGAGGGTGAGGGATTGAGGCTCTGCGCCATTAACTGTTACCGTAATACTTCCGCTCTCACCGGCATTCACAATCGGCACTGGATTTTCCACACTCGGCGTCCCATCCTGCATACTCTTCCCGAACACGCTCAGCCCCTCAAACAACTTGTCGGAGCTGTCCGTCAGAGTCATGGTCTCACCCTGCGCGGTCTCAATAATGGCATCCGCTTTGCCCTGATGCAGGGTGACAATCTCTCGCCCTGTGACCTGTGCATCCGCAGCCTGCCCAGACTGGGTGAGGGTTGGATCCGTTTTCGTCTGGGCATCTCCCAGTTCCACGTTACCGTCCGCGCCAACCACAAGGGCTTTCCCTGCGTTGTCTGCTCCCTGCTGCTTGTCAACCTTGTCCTCAATCGCCTGTTTATTCGCCGCAATCTGCTCCCGGTCTGCCACAATTCCAGCAGCCGCATCCTGCACCCTCTTGGTCTGTGTATCGCCCTCTGTGGTAACTGCCTGAATGGCTTCTGCCTTAGCCTCGGCAACGTCACTGACTGCCTGTGTGCCTGCCTGCTGCACCGCTGTGGTCTGTCTCTGCCCCTCTGCAGAAACTGCTCCCACAGCCGCCTCCTGAGCCTGTCCAACGGCATTAATCGCGCCCTGGGCGGTCTGTTCGAACTGCGTGGCTGTATTTTCTACCGCCTGCCGGTCCGCTGCTACTGCCTGCCTGTCAGTATCCACCGCTTCCCGTATCTGCTCCACTAATCTGTGGGTCTCGCTTACCTCAACCCGGTCTCGCTCCACCTCTTCCATGGCTGCCTCTGCTCCTGCCTCAGCACTCTCAGCGGCGGTCTGTGCCTCTTTTGCGGCGGTACTGGAACGTTCTGCTGCCTGTGCGCTTTCTTCGGCTTTCTGGGCATTCTGAGCGGTCTCTGTTGCCATCTGAGATACTGCCTGCTTATCTTTGGCAACTGCTGCCGCATCCTGCTTTACCTGCTCGGCAACCTGCCCGGCTCCGGCAATCTCACCCTCAATTTTACCGGCTGCTTCTTCCGCTGCTTTCTGGGCGGCTTCAGCTCCTTCTCTTGCCGTCTCTGCCCGGTCTGCGGATGCATTTACCGCCTCAATGGCTTCCCGGAAGAGTTCTGCATCTTCTGGTGTGTCATGCTCTTCCGGCTTCGGTCTGCGCTTTACCTGCACAGAGATTCGCTTAATGGTTTTGCCGGATGTCTTATCCGCCAGGTAGATCCATGCGTAAATCTCATAGGTCGCGCCTGCTGCCTGATTTTCCAACAGGCTATCCGGAATGACTACCTCTGTCACGCCGTCCTTGGTGGTACCTACTCTGGTAATGGCATCCCCGGACTGTTCTGTTAATGCGAAATGGATTTCTACCGCTGTGGGCAGTTTCAATCCTTCTATCCGTAATCTCTGCCCGTAGTCCCACTGCCAGAGGCCAGTAGCGCGGGCATAGTCGCTGTTATCTGTAAATACTGCTGTTATCATGTTTACCTCCGTTGCGATATCGCAATAAAAAGGGTATAAAAATACCAGGGATAAATTCCCTGGCTTAAATGAACGGTATTAAGTCTTTTATCGTTTGCAATGTATCCAATGCTTTTTTCATTGAAGAATTCTCCGCCAAATACTCAATCCCTGGCGGCGTTATTCTCAATTTATTGTATTGAAGCTTTACTTGCACCTCTGGATTTCCCATGATTTTTTTAGATATCACACCTGTAATGTAACCATACTCTGATAAGTTCTGAAAAATATAGTTCCAGTATGATTCGTTGATACCAAGTGCTTCCGGAGAAAGCAGTTCTGGATCTGGAGCAATTCCCTTTTTCAAGCATTTGTATAAATAGTCAAGAATCTTTGCGGCTATCACAAAATAATCATCTCTGGCCATGTACATCTCCTCTTAATAAAATTTTATGGTAAATTTCTGTTACTGCCTGTATTAATTCCTTATCATTCAGCACTTCCTCATCTGCCTCATCAAAAGGCTCATATGATGCGCATATCTCAGGCATATCATCTAACATATCAAGCCACTCTTCATCCTTTAAATCTAACATTGCTTCTGGAAAATCGTATGAAAAATCATTGCAGTTATATTCTCCATCTATGAGCTGTCGCATCATTTCCAATAATTTTTCTTTCATTTACTCCCCCAACCCTTCTTCGGTTTATTTCTGACTACAATCGAAACCACTTCTTCGGTCTGCTCATTCTGAATTGCAGCTATTCCATTATAAAACTTTACTGTTCTTCCCCCTTCTTCCAAATAATTCACGGAAGAATCCAGCACCTTTAATAATTCATCTTCGGTAAAAGCCTTCTTTCCCCTTCCTGTTTTCTGTCCAAGATAGCGGTTTAATGAATGATCCGTAAATTCATATCCTTTATCCTTAAATCGGTAATATGTGCTCCGCATCTTACTTCTGTATTCTTCTGAGTAAGATTCTTTTTCCATAATTTTTGAAATGGTTGCAAATTCCCTCTTCTTAGCGTTCCACTTCTCACTATCAGTATACTTCATTGTTTGGAAAGAATCCAGAGTTTCAGGCGCATCCTTACCCAGTATTTTTCGGTATCTTTGGAACTGCTCATTATCTGCCTTTTTATTTCGCTGCTTCCGCTCTGCCAGGCGCTTATCTGGATTCTTCTCAACATACTGCTCGTGCCACTGCTTGTAGGTCATATCTGCCGGGACTTCATAGGTTTTCCCTGTTTCTGGGTCTCTGGCCACTCTGGCCATTCCATTGGTCGGCGTATCGGCATAATGTGGGACATCTGTACAGCGACAAAGCGGGTGGAACGGCGGCATATTGACACCTGTGATTTCCTTCCCAACCTCGTACACATTGCCGTCCAGTTCTCCGCAAATCTCACAAGTCTTACTGTCGAGAGTTGCTAAAATCTCGTACTTTTCCACCCCATCCTCTTTGTATCCTGCGTGAGTAGCCTCGCTTATCAGGAAGGATGACTCTGTATGCAGCAGCCGGTATGCATCAAACTTTTTCGACTGCATCTTTTTGGCAAACTCTCTTGTCAGGGTGGACGGGTGTTTGCCCTGAATTAGCATTGTGGTCACTGCCTCTGTCAGCTGCGTTTGCAGATGGTCTTTCTGTTTCCAAATCCTGGAAGAGAATGCCGCACCATTAAACGGATATTCCAGCAACTTTTCCACTGTTCGAGGTTCCACCTGCGCAAAAGCCTGATGAAATCCGTGATACTGGTCGATACTGTACCATGTCCGGTAATAAGTATCCTCGTAGACCTCCTGCATGGTTCTTTCTGATTCTGCCTGATAATCAATCGCGTAGAGCTGTCTGAGAATCGCATCCACCTGCATCTCCAGAGCCTGATAACGGGTCACTCTGGCCTTTAAGGACATATTATTAACCTGTTGGTTATATTTTCCAATGTTATCCATAGCAAGCGCAATAAAATCATTAAGCTCTCCCAGCTCCTCTGCATTAAGCCGCTTCTGAGCTGCTGCGAAGGATAAGCCGTTTTCCTCTGCATACCTAAAATAGAAAGCCTCTATCGTCTTTTGCAACTCCCTCTTTGTCTGGTTAAATACTTTTTCCAACCGCTTAAAGTATTGATTAACCTGCATCTCTCCGGCCTTGTACATAGCCTCCTGCCGCTTCTGCCAGTAATCCACTACTCCTCACCGCCCTCTGGGAACATGTCAGATAGCTCAGCCTTCTCTGCCTCGCGCTGGGCATTTAACCGGGTAAGTTCCTCTGTTGCATCCTCTGTCCACGGATGATTTTTCACAATCGTCTCATCTGAGATGATGCCCTTGGATGCTGCACAGTCAGTAATTGCCTGGCTCTCGTTAATAGCGATATCTCGGTTAAACGTCACATCAATTTTGCAATCTGGATAACTTCCGGCTCCTGTCAGCTCCAAATATCTGCGCACAAACCAAAACAACTCCCCCATGCCCGACTTAAAAGCATTTTCCAGACGATTGCACTTAAGATCCAGTCCGGAATAAATAAATTTAAGGGCGATACCAGACGGACTATTGCCCAGCCTGTCACTGTTTTTATCGACCCCCTGCCCGAAATCGTAGATATCTTTTTTCAGCGCCTCAAAGTCCTCCTTGGCTGCCGTGATGTCAATGGGTGTGCTTAGCGCTTCTGCACCGCCATCCTCATCCAGGGAGATAGCCCGGAAGTAGTTTAAATCCCGCATAAACTCACCCAGGTCATTACCTCCGTACCCCTTCAATGCGTAAACAATGGAGCTGAGTTCATCAAGCATGTTTGCCACATCTGAGCGGCCCTTATCATATCCATCAATCAGGGTTTTGATGAATTTAAGGTCCGGCAGCTCATAGTCGTTGTTTTTAAACGGCACAAATGGTACCTTCCCCCAGCTCTCCGGAAGACCACCTACCAGAAAATGCTCCTGGAACTCGCCGTCCTCTGTGACCGCATCCAGATACCTCTCTGCATCCAGACGCAAATCCCATCCTTCTCCCTCAGAATCAGAAACATAATAGGCTACACCATCCGCGGTCCAATACTCTACTTTGGTAACAGTCTTTTGCTCCTGCCCCTCAATGACATCCAAATTGTAAAACCAGATGAATCCGCTCATTTCCTCGTGATCATTATCTGTCCAAAGTGGAATTGCCTCCTCCGGCCTGACAATCATTGTCTTAAACTGCCCTGCCTCATTGATGTATGGATGCAGCCAGGAAATGCCTCCGTTACTGGCCGACACACCAAGGCGCATCAGGCGATTACTCTGGAAGGATTCCCCAAGGGTTGTCTGCACCTGCTCTAAAAACTCTTCGGATTCCTCGCAAGTGAGCGTATATGGCTTGGATAACAGGTAATTCACCTTATCTTCCACCAGAATATACATAAATCCGTGCGCTCTCTTGTTGTTGGGCTTTGCGTTATCAATTATCTTTTCGATTTCTCCGGTTGCCTCATTTTCCCGGTACCTATACTTCTTCCGGTTCATGATTTCCGGGTTGTCCACACGATAATATGCATCGCCGTCCATCATCCATTTACGCTCTGCCGATTTTACAAATTCATCCATGTACAGTCGGCACAGCTGCATATTTGTCATCCGGTTTTTATCCGGGTTAAATAATATATCCATCTATTGCACCTCATTTTAAAATCCGGATGCCCGGTTTCATTCTGATAATCGTCATGCATAGGTAGCGTAATCCATCGAGACAATGGTCATGCTCTTTCACCGGCTTATCCTCGCCCTTTTCCGCTGCTTTTGCATCCCAAATATAGGACGCGAACTCTTTTATCAGGTTATCGCAGTTTTTATCAATCAAAATAGCACCCTGGTTCAGTAGTGTAGCCACAAACCGGATGCCATCTAAAACATCATTTTTTGCTTTTTTGACCTTAAAGCCGTCTTTTTCCAACTGAGCTTTAAAGGATGCAGCCGCAGGATCCAGTACCACAAAACGGATACTCTCGCCATGCAGCCAGTCTTTTAAATCCCTGGAAAATTCTGCATCTGTCTTTTGCCTGCCTTTATCTCTGCCGGAGTAATAATACTCCCGCCGGCAGTACCATTTCTTGTCCGTGCCTTGCTGCCACAAAAGGAAGGCGGTCGGGTTCTGAGTGCCGTAGTCGCAGCTGACATACTTATCACCAATCCAGAAATCATGCCCTGTCCTAGCTTTGTATGCAGCCGCCAGAGCCTCAGTATCCACGGTATGCTTGTCGGGGTCAAACATATCATAGATAACACCCTCAGCCATCGCCCAGAGCCCCATGATATAACGCTTGAAAAAGACACCGGTATACATGCTCCGATACCTGTCCTTAATCTCTTCTGACAGGCTCAGATTATCGTCCATGGTAAAATGGACATACAGTAATTTTTTGAGGTCTGGTTCCTTTCCTGCGGCCTCTGCTTCAGCTTTTATCCTGGCAACCTTTTTCTTGCCCAGGTAGCCAATGGCCTTGTCAATCCAGTTTACCTTGAACCAGTGATAGGGCCCATCCGGGTTACAGTTAAACCAGTATTTTGACCCAGTCACAGAACAACGGCCTGTTGCCTGATTGACAAAGCTCTCTGGCATCAGCGCTACCTCATCACAGAACAGGCCCGCCAGAGTAATACCCTGTATCAGGTCCTGGCTGCGCTCGTCCTTGCCGCCAAAAATGTAAAAATAGTTGGTGACTGCTCCGCGGCTTATTTCCACCAGATTATCTGCCCGGTGGTCTACAACCTGATACCCGCGACTTTTTAACATCAGTTTCAGCCAAAACAGCACATTGCGGCGAAATGAGCCGATGGTCTTACCGCACATGGCGAAGTTTTGGCCGTTAAAGGCACTCATGGCCCACATCACAAACGACAGCGACATGCATACCGTTTTTCCGGAACGAATCGCCCCATCTGCTATGATGCCGTCATAATCCTTCACAGGACTGTTTGGAGTCCACCAGGTAAGAATTTGCTTCTGCCGGCGCGAGAACGGTTGAAACTGAAAGACCTGCACCTTTTTCAGGATGCCACGCTTCCCTTTTAGGCTTTCTACTTTGCTTTTTATCTGCTCAATCTTGTCTCGAATCATCTGCATCACTCCACAGCTCTCCAGCATCAGCGTTTAGTGCTTCCAGGAATCCGTCATCCTCTATCTCAGCCTCCTGGCCGCCCAGCTTAAGGGCCTGCAAATCAAGCCGCATTAGTTCGATTTCTAGGCGAGCATCATCCACGCCATACCGGTGCAACGAATCAATGGCAGCCTGCTTTCGGGCCTGTACACGGGTCAGCGCGTCCTCTATGTTCTGGATCTGCCCCAGCGTTGCACGGTTCTCACTTAAATCCGTTATTTCGCCTTTTTCAATTCCGATTTTTTCAATTCCGATTTTTTTTGAAACTGTTGTAAAATCAGCCTGCCGCAGATTCTCGATACGTTTTAACATCCGGCGTTCCCGGACAGTCAAGAGCTGTATCTCCTGGAGAAGAAGCTGCTCTTTGTCCAGCGAAACTGCCTCGGCCAGCCGGCGCTCATCGGAATCCAGGCAATCAAAAAAGAGAGTTTCAAACTCTCCTGTCGTTACTGCATTTTTATTCTGTTCAGGCGCCCCATAACCGGCTGCATTCTGATTTCCTGGCTGACCGCCTTTTTTACGTTTGGAACGTTCCGTATTCTTTCGGAGCGTTCCATTCAATTTCTGGTCCCATTTATCCTTAGATTTCCATCCTCGAATCGTTCCCGATGATAAATTTAGTTGACTTGCAATCTCAACTAAATCAATGCTTCCACCGGCTTTCTTAAATATTTCAAAGGCTTTGTCCCGATTAGGATCCCTGGCTCTTCCCACTCACCACCACCTCTCATTCGTTTGTTTTTTGGGGTATAGAAAAGAGCCGCACGGTGGCGGCTCTGGTCGTTGCATCAACTGTTATTTTTTATCAAAAATCCTCTTCATCCAACATCTCCAGAAGTCTTGTAACAGCATAAATATTAAACAGTTGAAAAATTGTAGAAATAAAACTAAATGTCCTCCATAATATTATTCCAATAAAAACAAAATAAATTACAATTAAAGCTATTGCACTTATGTTATTTACTATCAAATTTGAAAATAGTAAGAAATTATCTGGGATGCAAAACATAATTACTTTTATAATTAGTGTGAATGTTATTGCTGTAATATACAATAGCATTAAATATACAAAATGCTCATTAATGTCTTGTAATCTACTTTTTTCTCCTCCTTCATAAGTCTTCACATCATTTAGAAGTTGAAGTAACATATGTTTATTCATAAAAGCCTGCAACAATGCATATCCCGTAAAAATCACGCCCAAAAGCGCTAGCATTACATTTAATGCATCATCTATAACTTGTCGAAAAACTATCACTGTGTCTGTATGTATTCCAACTATACTTCCCAAAACGCAGCAAACTATTATCAATATCCATCGTGATTTTTTATACTTTTTTTCGACTCTAAGACCCTTAATTGCTTTTAAAAGTAATTGCTCAGAGGGTTCAGACTTAAGCAACTGCTCAATATTATCAATATTTAAATTATTCATAATTCTTCCCCCTCCAAATGTTTTATTTCCCTTTGCGAATAAACTGAACTATCTTGTCTTGATTCTTTTGATATATCCTATTGTTTTCCTCACTAGTATATTTTATACTATCTATTTCTTTTCCCTGTTTAATCATACTGTATAATTCCGTTTTTCTTTCCCCTTCTGGAATGGTCATTTTTCTCCTATCTGATATTTCATGATACTTTATAGTAGACTCCCCTTTTCTTCCTGGATATTTGGCCACCACAACAGGTTCCACCGTTCCTTCTGCAGCCTCGACCACTTCTATAACGCCATTTATATTCTTTGGAGATCGATATGTTACTGACCCTCGGTCACTACCAATTCTTCTACGCAATTCCTTAGTAACGCCATCCATTATACCAGATAATTCTATATCCCCATCACCATTTAATGGGTAAAACTTCAATGTCAGCGTTGAAATTTTTTCAACTTGCTTCAATACTTCTATCATACCACCCTTGGGAGGTATTCCTACAATGCTAACAAGAGGAACTGGAAGCAACTCTCTATCTTGCTCCATCCTTATATGATTTTCCCTTACAATAAATGTATCCAAAACATATTTAGCTGTCGAGCGAAAACTATCTAAAGATGGGCTTCCTTTCTGATTCTCAACCAATATCATCCTGTGATTTTTTAAATAAATAACAAATGTGGAAAATGGAGCAGTTGGATAAATATCATTTCTTTCAACAAGATTTCCATATTCATCAAACATAGATTTGACTTCAAGGACTGTACTTTTAACAATCAATCCCGTCAAAATATATTCCATATCTGAATCCTGCTGAACTTCAACATCTAAAAATAAATATGTGTTATCTCCTTGGCTTCTTGTAATACCACTTTTAAAAGCCGGCATTACAATAGTGTCAAAATAATCCAGCAATGGACTTTCCGTTTCATTTTCCATGAAAACCACATTAAAATTGGCCACGGATACCTTTTTCTCATTAATAGCAGTTCTATTTTTATCCATATCGCACTCTCCAATCCGACATTTTTCTACATTATACCACATGCCGTACTGGAAAATCTTTCCAAATATGTTCTTATGTATTTGTATATTATGTTGCGTAGCTTACAAACATTCTTTTCTACATTTGTATTTTAGAACATTTGTTCGATTTTTGTAAAATACCAATAAGTTATGACTATCTATTTTTCCATAACAAAAAGACACCCTCTCACGAGGATGCCTCTCTGTCGTGTCTGGAATGTCTGGGTGGAGATCCCGAAACCAGAACTATGATGGTCTTTAGGTTTCCCATGGCACCGTCAAACCAAAGCCCCCACCAGGCTGTAACACCTGGCAGGAGTATATTGAAAAGGAGGATCACAATCGACACATCCGGAATCGAACCGGAGACCAGGGTGAAAGCCCGCCACCTACCACTGGTGGTATATGCCGTTGCTGCCCTGGAGGCTAACCAGGGCGATAATCGAAAGACGTATTATGTACTAGCCCAGGTGTGGGCCAATTGACCGCAGGCTGTGACACCGGGCGGTCGAAAATCACATTGAGGGGATAATCCAGAAGCCGCTGGCTGGATGCCTTTGGCTTCATGATATAGATTAACATATTTCTTCGGGACATTGGGGGACATTTTCCAATTTTTTAAAATATCTTTGAATTCGTTTTTTAACGTTCTCATCCGTATATTTTATTTTTCGATTTGGATATTCATTGTTCATGTATTCCGCTGTTTTTACAAATGTCAATCCATCAATAAAATAAAATCTAAACATCGTTCTCAGTTCTGATTTCTGGATACTGTCTATGTATTCCTCTGCTTGGCAAGTCAGCTCCAAAAGTTCCGCTTCTTTTGCCTCCAACAACGCCCTGTACCGCATTCTCGCGTTTTTCTTGCGGGTATACTCCCGATCCGGAATCCCAGTAATCTTAATCGGCCCGATTGTCAAATCCTTCCTGCTCCCTGTTACGGTATCTGCTACAATCGGCGGTTTCTCCAGGAACTTGTCCAGCTTCATGATTCTCTGCCGTAAATCCTTTATCTCTTCTTTCATCTCGCAATACTGTATCAGCACCTCCTTATCCAACGGCATCACCTCCTAACTCTTCCAGTTTCATCTCTAATTGCTATCCGTCCAACAATTTCCACATTGCACTCTCTGGCAGCAGCCTTCATCAGCCGAATTACCAGTTCCACATTGTCCGGCTGCTTGTCTGCCCTGTGGATCGCTTTCCCAGCTGTCGGGTCAGGGTAGCCTTCTGCGTTCTTCATCTCTCTCCATCCTCCTCAAATGCTTCACAACTTCATCCGCCGAAACGTGTACATCCCTGGCAATCTCCTCGATTTTCCATCCAGCCCGGTACAGCGCACCTATCTTACCCACATCAACAGGCTTATTTGCCTCATAGACGGGCTTTTTCTCTTTACTCGACTTTCTTACCCTTGGCGGTGGTAAAACCAGCTCACAACCCCTTAACGGTTCTCCTAGCACCCTTTCCAGTTCGCTTATGTTGTCGTAATTGGGATTATATCTTTTGTGTTCCCAATCAGATATTGACTGATAGCACACACCGACAGCCAGCCCTAGTTCCGCTTGGGTCATTCCTTTTTGCTTGCGCAGCTCTTTAATCTTGTCACCAAGATCCATTATCACCCCTCCTCCAGCACTTGCCTGTGAACCTCTTCCAGTTCACACATTTTCGTACAGTCTATTTCAGCTTCATTCCAGCTGCAATCATCGCAGTCCTTGCAGCCTTCATAATTTGTCTCTTCTGCCATTCGCCTACACTCCCGCAGGTCTGCAACCATCTCATCCGTCACACTCACCCGGACTTCCATATGCGGCGCTGGGAAGAACTTAATCTTTTTCATTTCTTTCCTGCCCCCTTAAACTTATAAACATCATTCCGCTGCCGTTTAATCTGCGCCCGAAGGCGGTTCTGTTTTTTCGCTCTGCTCTTGCTCATCTCCAGACATCTCCTTATAAAATCGAATCACCCCCATCAGCCCCGCAAAATCCAGTTCCTTATCGCACTGGCAATGGAACACTCTCTTTCCGTCTTTGTAAATTGTCACATGCAGGTTTGTTGTCTGTACAATCTGTAATCCACCCAGACACATAGTCTGCGGCAATCTATCGCTCATCGGCTTCCCTCCCAACAATCACAGCTATCCTCGTACATAGTGTATTCACCATATCCATCGGACTCCTCATTGCTACATGCAAAATCTATATCATCGTATTTATGCCATCTACAGGTTCCACATTGTTCTCTCATTTTCGCTCTCCCTTCTGAATCGACTTCAAAAATTCCACCAGCTCCGTCTCTGAATTCGGGAACCGGTTATATCTCTCATGCCTGCTCCATCTGCCATAGGCTCCAGACGGATGCTCATCCGGCTCCGGGCCTCCAACCAGATGCAGATACGAGGATTCATAGTCCATTTTTGAAAATGGGCTATAATTGTCATACACCTCTGCAATCAGCCGCGCCCCGTTGTCGAAATCATATTTGTAATACCGGCAGCCGATGTGCTCATCTTCATACCACAGCCCCCAGGATTTGTAATCCCTCAGCCACTCTTTCCGCTGGTCATTGTTTCGCATCAGCGGCAAGGGAGGCTGTTCCGGTTCATCTGGTTCCGGCTCTTCCAGGTCATGCAGCATCCTGGCCAGTGCTCCCACCAGAATTTTCTTTTTCCGGAGTAGTTTTTGCGGAAGAAGCTCCACCTTATTGACCTTTATCATTTTTTCCAGATAACCTTTCTCTTTTTCCAGCATTTCGCGAAGCAGCTCCATGTCTGTGAGTTCTTGTTCCTCCTCTGGTGCTTCCGGCTCATCCTGTTGCGATGTCGCAATTTCCTCCAGCTCATCCTCGCTGCTATTTTCGCAGCACTCAGAGGGAGTTTGCTGCATTTTTGCAGCGGCCTCCAAAGCAACCTCATTCCACATGCCCTGTATTGATGCGCACAGATAAAACCATTCTGCATTTCCCAGGCATTTACCTGCGCCGTCCCATATCTGGATATATTCCGGAAACAGATTGATGTGTGCCACGCCTCCTTGAACCGGATCCCCCAAATACCATGTACCGTGAAACCGCTCTTTTAGTTGTTTTTCAGATTCTGTCACCAAAAGGACGCGGTTTTCATAATCATCCTTAAACCAATTTTTAAAGCGCTCAATCAGGAATCTGGCAAATGCATTACAATATACCCTTCGCGTGTCATAATCCATTACAGAGGCTTCCTGTACCTCTTCCTCCGGTTCTTCCGGGGCAAGCTCAGAAACATCCATCTGGAAGCTTACAGGCGCTTCTGACGGCTCCTGAACCGGTTCTTCTGGCTCCAGGAACTCTGTGATTTCCATTTGTCCCTCTAAGGGATAATACGGCACTTCCTTTGGCTTTCGCATCTCTCGAATCTGCGCTACAGTCATGTCTGGAGTTACCTGCTCCAACTGCTCAGAGTTTAGAGACAGCATCTCCTGCAGCTGCGCTTTTCCGAAATCCTGATAACGGCTGTCCAATACCGGGCTATTCCCGCCCCTGGAGAATTTATCATTTCTGGATATGTAACGGGATGTGGTTGATTTTGAAAGACCGAACCGGTCCGAAGCATAATCCCAGATACTTTCATATCCTGCTTCCCGATATAGCTGCCTGTCTCTGATGTGTTTAAGATAATACCCAATCGCTATGACGTTCTGAGCAGCTGATACCAGATTGCTCTTGATAAAGGATTCTGTATCCTCCAGATTCAATTTTTCATACCATGCAGATACCGGCGCTTCTGGTTCGCATACGGCAGCAGGTTGCTGTTCTGGCCCGTTCTCTGGCCTGTTGGCAGAGCTATAGCATTCCATCCGACATTCTCCGTGCTTTTCGCATTCCCAGCAGCAGCTATGCGTACAGTCAGTTCCATCTCCGGGGATTAATTTGTCTTTGTCTGTCAATGTACACTGGTATTCCTCGCGGTGCAGACACTTTCCAGATTTTCCTGGCTCCTCTCTCATCTCATTCATGATTTCCTCCTCTTGTGAATCGACTTCAAAATTATCGATTTTCCTCCTGTAGCATCCTCTCTTCAATGTGCTTCACTCCGCATTACCCTTTCTTGCCCTGAAATCCATGATCGCAATTAAATCCGAAACTAAATTTCTCGCAAGGAAGCAGTTATGTTTTTTCATGAGTTGCTTCCCCTCATTAACAATCTCTTCCCATCCGACACTATCAGATATATCTGGAAGGCTATCCCGGTATTTCATCCAGAACCCATTGTATATATCCGTAAACACGGAAGATACTTCTTTGTTTGTCATAGTTCTTTCCTCTCCAGTTACATTGAGTTACAATGATTTGTAACCATTTCATACCCCTCAAACCCGCATAAAATATAGGTTTCTTCTTGTCGGTTACAAAGTTACAAGGTTACAACACTTTTTTCCCTATACGCGCGAGACACATATATTATTAATTTTTCATTCATATATATCTCCCTATATAGGCTTATAAAAAACTTGTAACTTTTGTAACCTTGTAACCGTACCCCTCAAACCCGCATAAAACCTAGGTTTTTCGGTTACAAATCGATTCAAAATTTTTTAACCTTTCCATAAAAATCTGTAACCCTTAATTAAATGGAAGCTCTCCATCTTCAACCGAAACAAATTCATTTGGTGAATTTTCGGCCATATTAATGCAGGCGCACCTGACCGCCTTTCCGTTTACCTTTGCGGATTTATACAGGTTATCACGCCCCTTTGAGAGGCGTCCAGACTGGTCTAACCATGATAGCAGCGCTCTTGGACTATAGCCTCCATCATCGCAAATACGTTCAAACACGCTCTTAATAATGCGAACCTCGTCACCAGAGACAGATCCGAAGCATGGGTCAGAATTTGTTTCGAATTTAGCTGCATTACTGACATAAAAATCATGAACGTATTCATATCCTCTGGCTCCTACGTCTACAGCCTCTTTTGTATGAAGGTACGGCTCTATATCTTCGGCAGTCAACGCCCTTCCATCACAGAAAATCCACTCCGTAGCTAATGCATCCGCTGTCAGAAGAATCGCTGCTGCCATAGTCTGTTTTTCTGTGCTGGATGCCCCTATGCTCCGATAAAACTGTTTGTAAAGAGCAGCGGCCTTCTCTTTGGCTTGTTCTGTAGACATGAATGCCATAAACAACTTACCGGCATGTCCATAATTGGATCGAATTACCTCCAGAACTTCTATCGCATCCTCAAACAATGCTTCCCGACATTCAATTTCTATAATACGGTTTATTGCACCTGCTCCAGACGAAGCATGAGTGATAGGGGATTCTCCGGAAGTGATGGTGCAATTCTTCCATGTAGGCGTCTTTTGCAGTCCTCCCGTTTTGGAACCTCTCGTTTTTCCTATTCCTTCACACAACATGTATACGGTCTGTTCGAATGATTTTTTATCTTTTACTAACTGAAATTCATCCAATATCAGAGGTAAATTATTCACAAACCCGGCCAACTGCTCCAACCCTACCAGCGTCCCATTGAATGTCTGAAGGTACCCAGCTCCATCGTTCGGGTCACCCCAAACAGATACTGCTAAAAGCTGCGCGACCGTTTTTCCTGTTCCGGAGCCTCCCCAAAAATGCAACATAAAGTTAAGTTTACCGATTGTTTTAATGATGATAGATGCAAAGGATGCCGCCAGCGCTATTCTGGCTGCTGAATCTGTCTTTCTGACAGACTTAGTAATTTCAAGCCACTTTTCAAATTCTCCACATGAGTGGACTGATTCAAATATCTTTCTAAAATTCTCCTGCCCATCAAATTCCAGATTCTCCATATACGGACTAAACATTCCGTTGGAAGTCCATCCAAGATGGCTTACAGATTGTGCTTCTGGGATTGTATTATGGTTTAAATCCTCTAAATCCTGCAAGTACTCCACTAGAAAAGCAGCGTTTTTATCCGAAACAGAAATGTCTTTGTCTGCCAGTTTTTTTATTTCCCTGGAACTAAATAACGTGCTCTTATTCGCAATTACTTCTCGCCATCCACGGAAATCCCTCCGAAACATGATTCGCAGCCGTACAGTCCCGTCATCAATGTTTACCAGACGCTGCACTGGAAGAATCGGATGTACGCAAGCAACGTCCATTCCCTGGTTATCATTCCGACGTAAAATTCCGTCATCATTTGCAAACCAGTCTCCGGTCAGCAGCTCTATCGGCTGATCCTTAAAGTTTGTTAGGTTATTTACTACGCTACTTAGGCCGCTTCTATGCTCTTCGTGCTGCTTCATATAGGCTTTTACCATTGCTCCAAAGCGCTTAAAACCTACGCGCTCCGCATTTGCATTCAAATCATTATAGAGCTGCAGATACGCGAATCCGTCATCTTTCTTCTCAAACAGGAGGCGATATGGAGCTTCTGTATTAAATTCTTCTTTTGTAAACTCCTTTAATGAAGTGCTCATTCAAGTTTTCTCATCTCCTCCCAGTCTTTTTTCGTTCCGAACGCCAGCGTTTGATAGTGATATTTATTCTTCTCTTTCATGTTTATGGCAGTCACCCATTCATCGGAAAACGGTTCTAACCCCGGAAGAATCTCATCCAGCATTCTAAGCACCGCACAAGCCTCTCCAATGCGTTTCATCCTCCACATAAGCATTTCCCTGTCTGCATCTTTTTGAGCGATTCTCTGGCGTTGTAGCGCTTCCCTTCTCCGCTGTGATGCCAGTCTGCTACACGGACTATATGTACCGCCCAGAATGCGGAAGGCGTCCCTAAAAGAAACGTCTTCCATTTTCTGAACAAATGCAAAAATATCTCCATTTGCCCCGCAGGCATGACAGTGAAAGTCTTTTTCGTAAACTTTGAGAGATGGAGTCCGATCGCCCTGATGGAACGGACAGGAAATGAACCCTGACCTGTTTGGAATCAACCCATATCTCTCTACAATCTCTTTCATACTGTACTGAGCTTTAATTTCTTCTACCGTCATATTCCAGCAACTCCAATATCCTGCGCCCAGTGCTTCTTTTATCGCAAAATAAAAATTCCACTCCATAAGCAATATGAGCTCTGTATATTTCATTCATCAGAGAACGACCAGAAACTTTTGAGTATGGATTTTTCCATGCAGCCACATCTTTGATAGAATGAATTTTCCCTCCGTGCTCACAAAGAACAATCATCTTAATACCGTCTGCTTTAGATCTTCGTATTTCTCTCCAAAATCGGCTCTGGTCACTACTGCATAGGTTTTGTGTCAGCTCTATCAGGTCTTTCTTCCGGTCTACAGTGATGGTCATTTTTTCGGAATCCATATAGTCACCCGTGTCCAGTTTTTCGATTTTATATGGGATATTATGCTTATCGAAATATTCAATAATCCTTTGATTCGCCTTTTCTCGGCTATCACAAATAATCAACCAAATCCCTCCTAGTTAAATAGCAGCTCATCGTCCTCAACATCATCTGGAATGTTCACAAATCCATCAGCGTCAGTCTTTGGAGGGATACTGGAGCCATTATTGCTCTTGCTTCCGCAGAAATTCACTTTGTCAATCAGGCAGATGGTCCGGCTCTTTTTGTCCCCATCCTTTTCCCATTCCTCTGTGACCATATGCCCCTCAATAAGAATTTCCTGACCTTTTCGGAAATATTTATCCAGAAATTCTGCCGTCTGTCTCCATGCCTTGCATCTCATAAAGCATCTTGTTTCAACTTCCTTGTATTTCTCTGACCAGGCGATCGTAAATTCTGTATTAGCCACATCACTCTGAGTTCGTCTCAGTTCAATATCTGCAGTTAATCTGCCCTGTAAAATCATCTTATTTATCATTGCTATTCTCCTCACTGTCCTGTTCTTTTTTTACTCGCTTCATACACTCTAAACAAAGTTCACGACCGCAGTTTCGCTTCGATATCTCAGCCAGTTCTTCCGGATTCTTCCCTGCAGAAGCTATGATTTCCTTTCCACAATCCGTGCAGAAGATTTTTTTCATAGACGGAACCTTTGGCCGGATGCGCAATGCTTCGACCGTCTCTCCAAACGCCTTTACCTTTGCAGAATAAACTGTTATGTATTTGCCAATCCAGTCCTCTATGTATGGGGAATCGTAAATTTTTGCAATTGTCTTACAGTTTGTCACATTCAAAATCATTGGCTTTACGCCTTTATCCGTGAAATGCGCAACTGTGCATGTCTCTTTTTTGTTATTATTGACATTGTATACATCTTCCTGTCCTACAGACTTAATCTGCAGCGTCAAGTCCTGTCCTGGCTGAAGTGCATATGAGCCAAGATAATCAGGATTTTCTAATTTCTTCCAGTGCGTCTTATCCATCAATATCCTCCTCCAACAACTCTGTCACCATGTTTTCCGGACCCTCGTATCCGTACCAATTCCCAGTTTTCTTACACTGGTGATAAATCCCAATCAATTCCCGGAATTTATCGTAGCCCTGCTGAACGAACTCCGGCGTGCAAATATATACTCGAACCGCATAGGGTGGCTTCTTTTCCTGGGCGACAAATGCAAATCTGTACTGTTCGAACGTGTTCTGAAACACACCCTCTGTATACATACCTGCCTGGAATTTGTATCCATATTTCCTACAGGACCGCTCAAAGTGCCCATCTTCGCAGGAATCTGTTGTTTTATAGTCAACGATATATTTCTCACCATTCCATTCAGAAATGCAATCTACCCGACATTTACACGCTTCCCCGGTTAAATCATCCTTCCAGAAAAATGACTGCTCAACAGTTCCAGACAGAAGCGCTGCCGCTACCTCATTTTCCTTTACAGTTTTTGCCATTTCTGCGATTACTTCATAATCATCTCTGGAAATAATTTCCTTATCTGAAAACGCAGATGCGAACTCTTCCCACTCTTTTCGTCCGGCCACTGTTCTCCTATTTACATCCGGAGCAATAGCGAATTCTGAAAAGAAGCTGTTCGGCTCCAAAATAGCTTTATGTGTCGCTCTTCCAAATGCAAGAGCCTTGCTGTCAGAGTCCGGATGCTCCTGCGACCATTTAAAGTGCAGCGGGCTCTTTGCTATCTTCCACAACTCTGACCGGCTGATTCCGTATGCAGCCCTATATTCATTTTGCGTCACGACGTCTCTCCTCCTTATCAAAAACCACCCTGTCAACGGATTCCAAAATGATTAAACTGACCAGATCCTTCATGGATAAAGTGCATTCGTTATAAATTTCAATCAATGCATTATACGCCTCCGGAGAAACCCGGATAACTTGACTGGTTTCTACCGGCTCTCGGTTCCTTGCTGGAACATGAATCATACCATCCTTCACTCTTCTTCCTCCTTATACCAGTTCCCGGAGTAGTACCACTTCACAAACTCCTCTCGCTCATCTTTTGTACCATTTGCGCAACGCTCCAAAGCGTATCTAAAAGCCTTGTCATCATCTACTACAGTTCCTTCTTCAGGTCCAAGTCCAATGTACGGCATTCTTTCTCCTCCAGTTCAACTCCCAATATGGCAGCTATCACATCACAAGGAGCCCAATTGTCCTTCTGTGCGTTCAAACATCTTCCTGCTGCATTAATTCGCTCCATGAGCATTAAGAGCTCTTCTGACGGATTTTCTGGAGTAAATGTTTCTTTTACCATTGCAATCCTCCTCTAAATCCCCTATAATAAAGGTGTATTGTTTTTTATTTCATCGCCCTGGGAGTTGCCGCTCCTGGGGTTTCTTTTTTTAACTGTTGGATTAATTTCTCCAGCTTTTTCGGCTGGTCAATGTACGCACTGTACTCTTTGTGTAAATCCCATCCGGGCTCCCACCCATGCTCATGCACATCAACCTCCACCGATGCCACATGACCGTAAAACCTGAAGAATGCTGTCGGGTGATTCCCGGTGCGTTCCTTCGTACTTTCCTGCAGGCCGTTAATCTGCAAGCATAAATCCAGCACCTTACAAATCTGCTGGCGTCTGCGCTTCTCAATTTTGTTTTTCATTCGTTTATTCATGATTCTCCTCCTCTCAAAACACCACCGGAACCCACGTAGTCAGTGAAAATACAAAAATCACTGTCCCCAACAGGCTCCATAAAAATTTGTTTTCAGCCCGCAGGCTACTGTTAATCCGCTCCAGCTTCTCCAGCTCCGCCAGCAACACCGGATCCACTATTGGTCCGGGACCGACGGTAACAGCTGCATAGCTCAGTGCCGGACGGGGCGCATCTTTAAACTTCACCATGGTAGTTTCCTCCTCTACATCACAATAAACTCTTTTATCTCTTTACTGGTCAATGTCCGTCCCAGAACAATACTGGCTGCCTGAATCGGTGTCAGCTTCAGCACTTTGGCTGCCGCCCATAACTCTCCCAGAGTGAAATTCTCCGGCCGTTCCCGACGTGTTTGTATGGTCCTGGCTGTCCTTCCCATCTTCGCCGCCAGCAGCTCCTCGCTGACGGCGTATAGTTCCATGTTACTGCTGATACAGGAACGAACTACCCGGCTGGCCTCTTCGGTCGAATTTGGCTTTAATTTTGGCATAATATATACACCTCCCCTGAAGACTTATCCCACAAATCTTTCTGATTGATTCGTACTCAAGAACCGGTTGATAAAATACTGCTGTCCTTTTCCGGTCACTTTGGTGGTCTTTGTAACTCTCATGCTACCGTCTGGATTGCTGATAGTACTTTCCTTGACCTCAAACAGTCCCATTTCCATGCTACGCTGTGTGGGCATATTCTTACTGGATCCGCCCTTAATAAGAAAGCCCTCATTTCGAAGCATTTCAAACAATCGTTTCTGACCTGTGTCTACGCCATTCTGTTTCAGGATTTTTGCAAGATCCCCTACTAAAATAGAGGTCTGACTGCAAGCAACTGCATCCGCAAAAATTTCCTTCGGGCGCATCCTGCCCACATCTTTTAGGAGTCCCTCATTCTGCTGTTTTAAGGATTCTATGGTTCTGTCTGCCATCTTCAAAGCTCTGGCGAAAATCTGCTCCGGTGTATTCC